CTGCAAGCCCGTATTACGACATCCGGATCCGTCAGGCCATCACGATTTCTTCTGAGAAGGACCATTAGCGTTTTTAACGCTTTTGTAGAGTTTCTTAAGATCTCTGTGATGACCTGGAGGAGTAGGTCCTGTCCCTATCGGAAGGTAGGTGACAGGGTACCGCTGTGTTCCACCATTCTGCGCAGTCGCAGGGTGTGGGACATCTTCTGATGTCGTTTTTCCACTGGTGGTTGTTTGTCGTGGGGTACTCTCTGAAAGTATCCCCTGACTGGCAGCGCCAGTAGAGGATGATTTACTTTTGATTGAGCTTTTTGACAGGGCTCCCTTACCAAGAACCTTCTCCGGTGCAACAAGTGCTGGTGGAGGTGGAGGTCTCTTTGGAAGAAGAGAGGGGGGGTTTGTCAGAGGTGAACTGCCTTTTCCCTGTTTAGAGGGAGGAGGAGGGTTCTGTCGGGTCCTCGGGTGGAACTTTCTCAGAGTGAGCGCAATCTTGCGCACATCTCTGGGAAGGGCACTTCCGAGTAACGCCAATGGTGGCGTGACTGACGACTCACGGTTCGATCGAACGTAAGCCAAAGAAACGTCTGGAGTGCCAGTGTGGTGTAGGAGGGAGTCTAATATGCTCCCATTTATCATCACAGTGGCGCGCTCTCGTGCCATTAACTCCGCCTTGTGTGGGTCCATCGCTTTTGCGGAAGACCACATTTTGGTGAGTTTCATGACGAGTGAACGGACTTGAGAGGAAATTTGACCCAATTGTGCCCCTTTCTTCTCAGGGATCTTGTTGTATTTGAGATCAAGACTGTGGAAGGAGCTTATCCTTCCCACGGCCTCGCTTTCAACTGCTTCAAGTCGCTGAGGAGTCCATGTTCCAGTTTCAAGTGTCTTTCCAGCCAAACCACCTATCCTTTCGGGGACTGTGGAGAGGTGTTCGATCACATTCGAGATCATATCTCGGGTGTGTTCCGGACCGGACATTTGAGTAAAGCAGGCATTGAGAATGGAAAGGTATTTCGCCTGACCATTTTCAATCACTGCAGCTGCTTTTCGGAATAGGGGGGGCGCGGATGGGGGACCAGGAACCCCCCAACCGCCTAAACAATTGGGCCAATGGATTGGTAGACCGGAACGTCTCCAGGCATCAAAGGCATCATGATGAACGCTTCGAGCAATCGACATGACCGCCTCCTTTCTCCATCCCTCTCGGACATCTGCAGTGATATCCGTGAGAAGAGGGGGGAGGGTTTGCCACGTGGGACTTTCGTCGCTGCTACCGGATCTCTTTGCGAGAAGTAACGCAGAGAGCCGGGGACGGCCGCAGTGCACCATTCTTTTACTCTGAGACAATAGGGACTTCATCTCTTCCAC